CATTTGACAGGAAGGATAACCCTGTGGTATGGTTGTTCTCTGAGTTCGGAGAACGTGTGCCACAACCCGCCTTGATCAAGCGTTTCAAGGTTGCAGCTAGTGCCCTGTGGGATAACAGCGACGGGGATGCCATTGCCTACGCATCCTATCGTCTGATCCAGCGTAAGGAACATCGTAAGGTGCTCATCGTGCTGTCAGATGGTAGTCCCGCAGGACGTGAACGTGCTGGTGATGTTACTAGTTACACGCACAAAGCTGTGCTAGATGCTGAGAACATGGGGATTGACACGTATGGTATTGGTATTCGTGATAATAATGTGCGTCATTTTTATAAAAAGCACGTAATTGTTGACAAGCTTGACAAGCTTTCTTCCACCATTCTTTCTGTTGTAGATCGGAGTATTTGACATGAGCAGCCCTGACTTGAATGACCGCGTAGCTAAAGCCATTGCAGAGCACCTCGGCAAGGCACCAAAGACCGCAGCCCCCAAAGAGCCTAAGCCTGTGGCTAAGGAACCTGCTGGCCTCAAGCCCGGTCAAGTGTGGTTCTCCTCTGTGTTCGACTATCGCCCCAAGTTCGGTGACTTCGGCATCACTGCACCCGAGCCTGTCACTAACCCTGAGGTCGCACGTCTGATCCCGTCTATTGACCCTGACTATGTGGTGCAGCGTGATGAAGCAGCATTACTAGTAGCGGGTATCGAGGATGGTGACAAGTCCCTGATCACTGGCCCTACTGGTAGCGGCAAGTCTTCGCTGGTTAAGTATGTGTGTGCTAAGCTTAACCGGCCCTTCATCCGCATCAATATGTCTGGTGACGTGGAGAGTGCATCCCTGTTCGGTACGCTAGTTGTACGTGGCGGTGCTACCGAGTGGGAAGATGGCGCAATCACTGAAGCAGCTAAGTTCGGTGCTGTGTGTCTGGTTGACGAGTGGGAGCTTATGCCAGCAGAGATTGCTATGGGTATGCAGAATCTGTTGGAAGATGGTGGCTACCTCTACCTCAAAGAGAAGCCCGGCACTAGCGAGGATCGCACGATTGTCCCTCACAAGGATTTTCGTATGGTGTTCGCTGGTAACACTGTGGGTCAGGGTGACACGACGGGTGCATTCTCTGGTGTGGGTATCCAGAACAGCGCAACCATTGACCGATTCACCAACACTGTGCGCCTAGGCTATCTCAGCCAACAGCACGAGGTTGATATCATTACTAGTAAGACTGATGTTGACAAAGACACTGCTAGCAAGATGGTGCGGTTTGCACACCTTGTGCGACAGGCATACGACAGCGGCAAGATTGGCCTCACTGTGTCACCGCGCACCCTGATCAATTGGGGTCGCAAGATGACGCGCTATGATGCACACTATGCCCTGCAAGTTAGCTTTCTAGAGAAGCTGACTCCTGACGACAGCAAGAGTGTGTCGGAGTTGTACGTCAAAGTGTTCGGCTAATGTGTCACCAACACATCAGCGCGTTTGTGTATGACAAGAGGGGGCGCTTGCTCTCCTCTGGTCAGAACAGCTACGTGAAGACACACCCATTGCAAGCCCGTATTGCTGCGGAGGTAGGAGAACCCCACAAGGTTTTCCTGCATGCAGAGGTTGCAGCACTGGTTAAGTGTGATTGGAACAAGGCACACCGAATACTAGTAACGCGCTACAACAAACAAGGCAAGCCGTTGCTGGCAAAGCCGTGCAAGGTCTGTCATCAAATTATTCGCATGACTAACATCAAGATTGTGGAGCACACATGAGCATTCCACCCAAAACAGGATGGCCTCCGGGAATGCTACAAGACGACGACAAGAAACTGTCTCGCTGGTTTGCAAGCCGCCCCGGTGCCCGCTATCAAGTAAGAAAGAACATTATGGAAAACGAACGTTTAGCACAAGAAGTATATGATATGCTAGAAGATGCCCTATGTGATGCCGATTGGGATTACGTAGTGGAAGCTAAGGAAACCTTGAGTAATTATCTGAGTAGGTGTGATGCACTTACACAGCTAGTGCAAGAGGGTCAGAGATTAGGCGGTTACGACTGAGGAACAATATGACTACACTGTATGGACGCGAAGCTTTAGATGTGCTTATTAGTAGCACACCCGACTTTGAACATATCCCTGATGGTAAGCAGGAGAAGCACAACCACGTCGATTGTGATGCTGGTGAGGATACTAAGCAGCGTCTGTACGTGAAGCATGTAGATGGTGCCATCCTATTCCACTGTCACCATTGCGGCACCAGCGGTTACTATCGCCCGAGAGAGCGTTACTCACCCATTGCTGAAGAAGTAAACCGCATGGTAGGGCTAGTACCAAAACCAAAGACAACTAGCTACGACGAGCTAACTGCTAAAGAGGAGTTCGATAGTTTCCGAATAGAAGGTCAGTTGTGGTTAAACCAATACGGGTTTGACGCACAGATGTGCGAAGACTATGGCATCAAGGAAAGTGTAAGCGGGCTTATATTGCCTGTTTACAAGAAAAACATCCTAGGTCTTACAGATGTTGCAGGATATCAAATTAGGCGCTATAATGGTTTGCCCAAGTACACCACATATACAGATCAAAACTACAGCTATCTGTCCTCTGCACTCTCACTCAGCGTAATCATCACAGAGGATTTGCTGAGCAGCTACAAGTTGCATGCTGCTGGATACTCTACAGTGTGTTTACTTGGTACAAGCTTAAGCCCTGAGATGTGCACGTGGATGGCACAGACATACCCTAGGCAAGTGTTGTGGCTAGACGACGACAAGGGCGGTCATCATGGTGCACTTAAAATTATCAAGGAGTTCAGTGTACTCATGCCAGAACTAACCGCCATCTTTCAGAAACAACCAAAAGAAATTGACATGGATGAGTTAAAACAATTGGAGCTTTAATGAGTTACGATATTGATTTGCTAGCAGTTACTAGTAACAAGACAACATACGAGAGGTTCAAAGATCATGTAAAGAAACACAACGTATCTTCCATCACACTAGAGTTGTTCAATGTGATGGGCGAATATTGGGAGAGCTACCCACTACGCACTGAGATAGATGTAGCAGAGTTCAAGACATTCTTCTTCATCGTCAAAGGCAAGAAGATCAAAGATCCTTCTAAGTATGAATTGGCATTCGACAATTACGAGAAGGCACTGGCAGATGAGAAACCCATTGTCAAGGATATCCTAGCCAAGCTAATCGAAACCGATTACGCTACGCAAGTGTATGATGTGTGTGTTAAGATTGGAACAGGCAGGGGCGGTGACTTACTATCTGTCGAAGAGATTCTAAACAACTACAAGAAAGAGGTTGGCGCTAGCGTAGAGAAGAGCGACGTATTCGTTAGCCCTAGCCTAGACTATCTGTCGAGCACAGTGGCAAGTGGTGGCCTTACGTGGCGATTGAAAGAGCTTAACGTAGCGTTAGGCCCGATTCGCAAGGGTGACTTCATCATCATTGCTGCACGACCAGAGACAGGCAAGACAACGTTCGTTGCCAGCGAAGCTAGCCACATGATGACGCAGCTACAGCCTGACGAGCATGTGATTTGGATTAACAACGAGGAAGCCAGTAACAAGGTAATGATGCGTGTCATTCAAGCCGCATATCAAGTTACTAGTAGCGAACTGCTAGGTGATCCTAAGATGTTTGAGCTAGCATTCTTAGGACAGGGTGGAGATAGGTTTCTGATTCTTGACGACGACAGTAACATCAAGTCAGCTAACAAAATCTCAGCACTGTTCAAGGAGTTCAAGCCCGGACTCATCATCTTTGATCAGCTAGACAAGGTGCATGGTTTCCAGAACGACAGGGAAGACCTACGCATCGGTAAGCTGTACGAGTGGGCACGAGATGTAGCTAAGGAATATTGCCCGGTCATTGCTGTGAGCCAAGTGGACGGCACTGGCGAGGGTGAGAAGTGGATTCAGATGAATCAGCTACGAGGGAGTAAGACAGACAAGGTTGGTGAGGCAGATGCCATCATCACAATCGGTAAGAGTAACGAGCCGGGGATGGACTTACAGCGTTACATTCATGTGCCTAAGAACAAACTGTTCGGAGGTAAGGATACGCTAGAAGCACATCGTCACGGATGTTTTGAAGTTGATATTGATCCAGCGAGGGCACGATATGTCAGCAAGTGGAAAGTCCGTTAAGAG